ACCTTTTTCTCCATCTTTTCCTTCATATTAGTAGGTCCAGGTCTTTCTGCTGCGCCAGATGTAGGTCTCTTATCTCTAGAAGGAAGTTCCTCAAAAATTTTAGTAGTCATTGGAAGATTTAATACTTACTTTTTTCTAAATCTATTTATGAAATTAATACCATAAGCACTTCCACCTGGTTGCAAATACTCACTATTAGTACCAATAGCACCTGGAGTTTGCTCAGATGCATTTAAAAAATATCCAGTTGTTCCAATTAATGTATTTCTTTTGCCTGGCATCCTCATTTTTCTGTCCATAGTGACCTCACTATATTTCTTAGTTTCCATCATATCCTTAATCCAGGATTTGAACATTATTCCACTTTCAGTAACACAAATTAGATAGTTAGTTCCTCTGCGAATAATGCGCCCAACAAGACCTGTATTTAAATTTTCAACTAATTGTCCAATTTGGAAAATCTTTTCGGAAATATAATTCTCACGAAGAGAATTTGCATCAAACTTAGGAGCAATTTCCCAAACATCATATCCTTCTTGTTGGATCTGTTCAATTCCCATAGATTGAAGAAGGACATCAAAAAGTTCCATTGCATCTTTTCTAGAAACTTCTGGAGGAAGACCAGCACGGAAAGTTTTAAAATCTCCTTCTGCAACAGCAAGTCTCATTCTTGATGCAGAAACTCCTTCCACACCATCAGAATCAGGATCCCTATCGCCAGAAGAAATTACTTCAATATTATCAAATTGATAGAGATTGCCATTATAATTATTTGCCAATTTATCAAATTCTTTAACCCTATCAGATCCACCAACTATTCTTACACTAGAATATCCATCATTATGTGCCTTTTTGAGAACATCAAAAATAGTTCTCATATTCACATCATTATAAATTCTCTCACTATGCTGAGGGAACATTTTCCTCATGTAGAAAATTTTTGTATCAGCATCCAAAGGATTTTTCTTTGCATCCTGAGTTCTGGAAGGAACAATAATATAATCACTTTGATCCTGCTCTGCAGCTGCGGCCGCAGTATCCATCAATTGAAGATGTCCTATTGTTGGTGGATTAAACCGACCGAAAGCAATGGTCAAAGTTCCCAAAGTTTTTTCAACTGGTGGTGGAGTAAATGGTTCTGCTGGCAATGGTTCTTGGACTTGTTGTTGATCTACAGGAACTTGATCTTGTGGAACTGGTTCTTGCACTTGTTGCTGAGGAGCAGGTTGTGAATAGGATGTTTGTGATAGATTCTTTTCTTGTTCTGTTTGAGCAGGATCTTTTCCTCCAATTACTTGGCGCTTATTGTAAAACTTTAATTGCCCTTGAAAAGTTTTGGCGGTAAATTCTCCAGTCGATTTATTATACCACCCGCCATGTCCATCCGTGACAAGACCCATACGAGTTGCCTGTTGAACTGCCTTGCTGGCTGCTTCGGTTATAAATTTTGAAAAACTTTTCATTTCCTATTCCAACTTTCCTTGATCAAAATACTCATAAACATTAAAATATACTTATATTTATGACTGCCAGTTCTTTTGCATTGTGAAATTAGCATGAGAAAAGACTTCCCGATTAACCAACTTAAACATACCATAGTCATTGGTCATCACATAACCTTCCGCATCAATTTGATTTTCATTAATATATGCTTCAGGACCATTATTTCGACAAAGGTACAAAGCATCCTCTTTGATGGACTTTACCAACTTCCAAAAGTTAATCAAATTATCATTTCCAAAGTCAGCAGGATTAACTTCCCTACCTTCACGAATACATGCATTAAGTTCTTTCTTTAGTTGAGTTGCTTCCTTGGGCGTAGCAAACTGAACTGCACCTGCAATACATTTTGCAAATTCACAAATATCTTCCAGATCTTCAAAATACTCAGATCCAGAAACAATAGATGCATCGGGTTTCAGAAACTTAACATAAAAAGTATCCTCCCAAACCAAACGATCAGGAATCGCTACAGCATCACGAAGATCATTGTCGGCATAATAACAAGTGTGGGGAGCAATAATAATCTTTTGAGAAACTAATTCTGGAAACTTATAAGTGATCGTATTAGGAGTGTATTCTGAAAAACCACCAAATCCAAGAAAATCACCTTGATTGATATACTCTGTATAAGGCAAATGATTAAAACATGCATGAAGAATGTCTGCAACTTTACCTTCATGATTCATGTCAATTTCTTCATGAGTATGATTTATCTTAATTTTTACTTTATTAAAGACACTCTTAGTACCCACAAAAAAGTTTCCATTAGCAGGATTAATTCCCCAGACAATAGCAGGAGAACCATCAATTTTAACAGACAATTGACCTGGAGTAACAAACCAATCCAATACGGACAGATCACCAGTCAGAATGGAATCTTCAGGATGTTCGAGGTGTGTGTTTTTCATTTGAGGTCTTGTAGTCATACTAGTATGATAATCCACAATACTGGATCTACCATGACACATTGTGCCACTTTAAAAATCGTCCACTTGATGCCCAAAAGAGGACTCGAACCTCCACGCCGAAGCACATGATCCTAAGTCATGCGTGTATACCAGTTTCACCATTTGGGCAAAGTGGAGATAAGGAGACTCGAACTCCTGACATCAGCCTTGCAAAGACCGCGCTCTACCAACTGAGCTATATCCCCAATAAAAGAATTATATCACCTAAGTGGCATAAGGTCAAATAATTCTGGATGAAGTTTTCCATACTTCCTCATAATTTCTCCTGCTTTTGCGTTTGCTTCATTTTCTGAAGAACTGCCAGGATTAGATTTCAATACTTTACCTTTGATAGATTGTTTGTAATGAACATACTCATGAGAAAGAGTTCTTAAAATGTCTATTGGATGACGATTAATAATACTAATGTAAATGACCCCATCACTATTCATCATACCAAATGCCATATTTTTCTTTGAAAAATCGACATCATCAATAAGAATATAGGGAATATCAATAGTTAAATTTAATTCTCTTTTTAAGAAAACTATAAATCTTTTAAGAATTGCATCAAATTGAATTCTACTTATAGGTCTTCCCTTTCTTTTTCCAAGAATAGACATATTTTTTTAAATATTTATTCTTGACCTACAATAGCACCAATTTTTTCATCAAGATCTACAATGACTGAACGAATATCAATAATACGAGGAGGAACAGAAATTCCATCGTAAGTATAACCTTTTTGTGCTTCAAAAAGAATTTGACGAACTGCAGCAGCAGCACGAACATCCATTTTAATAGTTACAGATTTTGCCATCAGATGTCTCCCACTTCACGATTTTCACTATAATAAACATCAAAGAAACCATCAGGATAACGTTTCATCAGTTTATCAATATTAGTCTGAATCACTTCATCAAAAGAAACATCCAAAGCAATACACGCTTGGGCAACATACCACATCGTATCACCAAGTTCTTTAATCAGATGAGTACGAGTTTCATCATTCCAAGACTTACCTTGAAAGACCATTTTTTTCACAATCTCCATGAACTCACCACCTTCAGCATTAATACCAACAGCAGCGGTCAGAAGACGCTCAATATTTGCACCCTTTTCATCCAACTGAACCATACGATCAGACAGAGCAAGAAAATCTTTGGATGCATCAGATGTGACAGCATCTACAAAGTTTTGGTATTTGTCAAAATCAATTTTTTGTGTCATGAAAATTTAAATCCCTCAAATGATTTTTTTGGTTTCTTTTCTTCGTAATTATACTCTTCTTCCTGCCCACTGTCAAGTATATCTTTTTGTGCCGACTGTTCACAATCATACAGTCTCATTTTGGCACGATCAATACCAATAACAAAACGCTTGAAGATTGTTGGATCATTATAACGATTCTTCAATTGTTTTACAAGAATCTGTCCCAACCCCTCCAACTCTTCAGTGCTAATAAGGGCAAACATAAGATCAGCAGTAGCAGGGAGACCAAAGGACTCACTAGTATCAGTAAGTTCAACATCAGAGTTCCCATAACCACTGCGGGTAGTCTGGGTAGCAGAG